ACTTCATTTTCATGATATGCCTCCTTATCAGAAATTTTTAGTTGAAAAATATGGAATTAATGATGAACCTTCAACTAGTCATAGAGAATTATTTTTTGATATTGAGTGTGAAATGGGGGATGCACTTACACCAGAATATATTAAATCTGCACCTAAAAGAATAACATCAATTGCTTGGTATGATAAACAAGTAGATGAATGGGGAATTGTTATTTTAGATGAAAAACAACAATTAACACACACTAAAACTAAATCTAGTAAAGAAATTATTCCTTGTAAAACTGAACAAGAATTATTAGCTAAGTTTTTAGAAAAATTTAGAGAAATGGATCCTGATATTATTGTTGGATGGAACAGTGATTATTTTGATATTCCTTATTTATATTATAGAATGTGTAATATATTAGGAGAAGATTTTGCTAGACATTTATCTCCAATAGGTTATGTAAGAGAAACTCCTTGGTTTAAAGATCAATACATTCAAATAGCAGGAGTTGAATCTTTAGATTACATGCGTTTACATAAAAAATATAGTTGGGCAGATGAACCATCTATGAGATTAGATGCTATTGGAGAAAAATATGTTGGAATGAATAAAATTGAATATGAAGGTAATTTAGATCAATTATTTAAAGATGATATTCAAAAGTTTATTAGATATAATTTTGTTGATGTTGAAATATTAAAATTATTAGATGAAAAATTAGATTATTTAGCATTAACTAAAAACTTATCCCATAAAGGAAAACATAATTATAGTGAAGTATATGCTAATACTAAAACACAGGATGGAGCCATTTCAGCATATTTATTAAGTAAAAAAATCATCCCTCCAGCTAAAGAACGTAATCCTATATCTAAAAAGGGATATGCTGGTGGTTATTTATTTTGTCCCCAAGCTGGATTATATAATTACATGTTTGATGAAGATTTAACATCTCTATATCCTTCAATTATTATGACTGTTAATATTGGTAAAGAAACAATGGTAGCTAGAATTATAGATGCTGATGATAGAAATAATAGATTAGGATTAAATGATTTAAAATCTAGGGATCCTGAAGAAGAAATATTAATTGAAAATATTAAACGTAAACGTACTAAAGTTACTATTGGGGATTTAATTGGATTTATTAAATCAAATAATTGGGCTATATCAGCTAATGGTGTTATGTTTAATACAAATAGAGAATCAGTATTATCAACTATACTAAATAAATGGTTTGATGAAAGAGTATTATATAAAAACAAAATGAAAGATGCCTTTAAATCTGGTAATAAAGAATTAGGAGCTGCTTATCATATGAAACAATATACAATGAAGATTTTATTAAATAGTTTATATGGTGCTACTGCTTTAGGTTCGTTTAGATATGGTAATGTAGTATTATCTGAAGCAATTACATTAAGTGGTCAACGTATTATCCAAGAAAGTGCTTTATGCGCTAATAGACATATGAATAAAGTAATTAAAGGAAATATATGAAACATTTAGAAGATACTCCATGGTGGATTTGTGACCCAGGTGATACAAATTATTGTGCCTATGTTGATACAGATTCTAATTATTTTAATGCAGAACCCTTATTAAGACATTTATACCCTAATTTTGATGAAATGTCAGAAAAAGAAAAGGATAATGTTTTAGAAAAAGAAGCACTTAAATATCAAGATATTATTACTGAAGACTATGATAGATTAGCAAAAGATTGTTTTAATGTTACTACTCATAGATTAGAAATGAAAACTGAATGTGTAATAAGATCAGCTTATTTTAGAGCAACAAGACGTTATGCACAATGGATTACTAAACAAGAGGGAATTGAAAAAGAAACATTAGATGTTAAAGGTTTAGAATTTAAAAAAGCTAATTTCCCTCCAGTATTTGGTGAATTTTTTAAAAATTGTTTAGAACAAGTACTTAAAGGAGTACCTAAACATGAAATTGATTCTCAATTATTAGAATTTAGAAGGCAAATATTAAGTGGAGAAATACCTATTGAAAAAATTGGTAATCCTCAAGCAGTAAAAAAATTAAATAAATTTACTGAACGTAAGGCTAGAGCCGGAGAAATGTTTTCAACAATAGGAAAAGGTGCCCCAGCAGCTGTTAAAGCAGCTATTATTTATAATGATTTACTAAGATTTTGGAAGTTAGATAAAAAATATAATTATATTACCCAAGGTGAAAAAATTAAATGGATTTATTTAAAAAATAATCCCTATAGAATTGAAGCAATTGCTTTTTTAGATTATGATATACCAAAAGAAATTCGTACATTTATTGAGAAATATGCTGATAGACAAAAAGTATTTGATAGTATATTATTAAATAAATTAGAAGGATTTTATAATGATTTAGGTTGGGCATTAAGTTTAAATCCCCATAGAAATAAATTTTTTAATTTTTAAAATGAGTAAAAACAAAAATAAAGATAAGGATAAACCAGATATGTTTGCAGAAAATAAGGCAATTATGCCCTATGGTGATAGTGTAGCTGCTCCTAAAATAGATTTACCAAATACTAATGCATGGGTATCTCAACAATCAATAGATGTTAATAACTATTTATCTACTAAATTTATAGAACTAAAAGAAGAATATGCAAAACTTATAGCTTTATATAAATGGAATGAGTTAGTTAATAAATCTAAATTTAATTTTATTCCTATTAAAGGACACACATATTATCTTTATCAAAAAGAAGATGAAAGTTTATTTTTATCTTTAATTGAACCTGAATATTGGGATCAGTTATTTGTAGGAGAAGTAATTTTAGACTCAGATAATAAATGGATTAAAAAACAATAAAATGATAAATAAATCAAAATTACAATCAATAATATCTAAATATTATTTAAATGGATTAGTTCAATCAGTAAGATGGTTAACTGAAGATAATAAACTAAGTATTAGTTTTACATCAGAAAATAAAGATATAGCTGGAGATTTAATTTGTAAAAATTCACCTGTTGAGAATAGTGAAATAGCAATATTTGACACCGCCCAACTAAATAAATTAATATCAGTTACTAATGGTGAGTTATTGCTTACTTTAGAAAAAGAACATAAAGTATTTTCTAAATTACATATACAAGATAATTCATTTAATGTAGCTTATTCCTTAGCAGATTCATTATTAGTACCAAAAAGAGGAACAATTAATTTTCCAACTGAATATGATGTTATAATAGAATTAACTCCCGAAATAGTAAATAATTTTATTAAAGCTAAAAGTGCATTAACAGACATAAGTGATGTAATGATTAGTACAGAAGAAGATCCTGATAGAGGAACTGTAGTACAATTTGCATTTGGAGATTTAAATAATTTTTCAAATAAAATTAAATATATTGTAGATGAAAATATAGAAGTTACATTAGGTAAAGAGCTAAAACTACCATTTAATTCGGATTCGTTTAAAAATATATTAGCAGCAAATAAAGATTTAGAAAGTGGTAAACTTTCATTAACAGAAGAAGGATTTATGAAACTAGAATTTCAAACAGAAGATATAAAGACTTTATACTATATGGTAAGAAAAGAAGATTCTACATATGTATAATAAATTGACCTAAGGGCGCAAGTTTTAAATTATTTATTAACCGCTGATCTTATGACAGCATAAAAACAAAGTGATATGAGTACACAATTTTTAGAAAGATCATTCCATCCGTTTGATCTATTATTTCGAAATTTATTCGATACAAACACACAATTTATTCCGGCTATAGAAGCCAAACAACAATACCCAATTAATATTTTTGAAGACGATACAGGTTTAACTTTTGAGTTAGCTTGCACTGGTATTCCTAAAAGTGCCATTGAAGTTAAATTAGAAGGAGACATGATTGTTTTTAATTATGATAAGGAGAAAACACCAGAATCTCCTAACCGAAACTATATTCATAGAGGAATTGCAAAACGTTCTTTTAATTTAGGATATAAAGTAGGAACTAAGTTCGATCTTAAAAAGGCAAAAGCAAATTTTAATGATGGTTTACTAATTGTGACTATTCCATTTGCAGAAGAAGCTAAGCCAAAAGTTTTGAAAATTAACTAACCAAACGCGCCCTTTAGGTTGGTTTACTTATAAAATTTTCGTATATTATATTATAATTAAAAAATAAAGTTATATGACTATAATCAAAGATGATTTACTAGAACCTTATTTCATAGGCAAAGATGCATATTGTTATACAGCATATGAAGTAATTACTCCTCAAAAAAAATACCTAGCAAAAGGTAGTAAAGGAAAAAAATATGAAAAACCAATAGGACATTATTCTGATTTTGGTTCTGCATTAGAAGCTATTATGAAAGCTCAACTTAATGTAAAAAATGGAAAATATTCTTCAATTCAAGAATATTTAAATAAATGGAATGAAATTAAAGAAAATTTAAATAATATTAAAGAAAAAATTAAAATATGAATTTAGAAGCACTATTTAATGCTGTTATAGTAAAACCAATTGAAGTAGAAGAAACAAAATATGGTTCAATTGTAGTTCCTGATATGGGAAAAGATGTAAATGAACATGGTGAAGTAATAGCAGTAGGACCTGGACAGTATACTATTACAGGAGAATTTATTGAAACTATAAGTAAGGTTGGAGATATTGTAATATTACCAACTCAAGGTTTTACAAAATTACAACATGAGGGAGATGATTATTATGTTGGTCCTGAAAATCAAATCCTAGCAAGAGTAAAAAAAGAAATGAAAGTTGAAAACATTTTAGCTGAAACTGAACCTTTAAACGAAAAAGAATTAGAATTCATCAGTGAAGAAGAAATGGATAAATTAGAAAAACAATTAAAAAATGAGTAAAATAATAGAATTTGGCCCTGAGGGTAGAGATAAATTAGTAAAAGGAATTGACACATTAGCTGATGCTGTAGTATCAACATTAGGTCCTAATGGAAGAAATGTAGTGATAGAAAGAGCTAACCAATCACCTATTTCAACTAAAGATGGTGTTACAGTAGCTAAACATATAGCTATAAGTGATCCGGTTGAAAATTTAGGTGTAAATTTAGTTAGAGAAGCATCAATTAAAACTGCAGATAAAGCAGGTGATGGTACTACTACCTCAACTCTTTTAGCAAGAGAAATGATTAAAGATGGTTTACAACATTTAGCTAATGGAGCTAATGCTGTTGAAATTAAAAGAGGAATTGATAAAGCTGTAAAAAAAGTAGTTAATAATTTAAGAGAGAATCTATCAGAGGATATTTCAGATGAAAACCAATTAGAACAAATAGCAACAATTTCGGCTAATAATGACCCAGAAGTAGGTACATTAATAGCTACTGCAATGGAAAAAGTAGGAGTTGAAGGAGTAGTACATATTGAAGAATCTAAAACTGGTGATACTTATTTAGAAACTGTTGAAGGAATGCAATTTGACAGAGGTTATTTATCACATTATTTTGTTACTAATAATAGTACAATGACTTGTACTTTAGAAGATCCTTATATTTTAGTACTTAACCAAAAACTATCTCAGGTTAAAGATTTACTACCTATGTTAGAAGCAGTTTCTAATACTAATAAATCTTTACTTATTATAGCTGAAGATGTTGACAGTGAAGCTTTAGCAACACTTATTGTAAATAAAGCTAGAGGTACTATTAAAGTAGCAGCAGTAAAAGCCCCAGACTTTGGTGATAGAAGAAAATTAATTTTAGAAGATATAGCATCAGTAACTGGTGGTGTAGTATTTGATAAAGATAAAGGAATGAAACTTGATAAATTTTCTTGGGAATGGTTTGGTGAAGCTCGTACTGTAACTATTTCAAAAGAAAAAACAACCATCATTGATGGTAAAGGCAAAGAAGAAGATGTTAAACAAAGACTAGAAGAACTTACTACCCAAATTGATAAAGCACAATCTAATTTTGAGATAGAAAAATTACAAGAAAGATTAGCTAAAATGGCTGGAGGTGTTTCTATTATTCATGTTGGGGGTTATACTGAAACTGAAATGAATGAAAAGAAAGATAGGGTTGATGATGCTTTACATGCAACTAAAGCAGCAATTGAAGAAGGTATTGTTCCTGGAGGTGGTGCAGCTTTATTATATGCTAGAGAAGCAATAAAAAACTATTGTAAAAAATGTATAGGTAATGAAATTGTATATAAAGCTTGTGGTAAACCATTTGAACAAATACTTATAAACGCTGGACATGATTCAGTTGGAGCTCAGATGATAGGTAAATATAAATTGATTGACTCTGGAAATGATACATGGGCTGGATTTGATATTAAAAGAGATGATATTACTGATATGAAAAAAGCAGGAATTATTGATCCAACAAAAGTAACAAGAACAGCACTAGAAAATGCTGCAGCTGTAGCTGGAACTGTATTACTTACAGAATGTATAGTAGTAGATGAACCTAAAGAAGAAAATTCACAACCCCAAATGGATCCATCAATGATGATGGGAATGTAATATGGAAACAAAATTAATAGAACATAATAAACTTATTGCTACTAGAGTACCACCTGGGGACAAGTGGACTTTAGTAGATGATAAGAAAAAAGTAGTACATGAATCTTTAACTGATGCCCTAGAAGCATATTTTAAATTAACAGGTATACCTAGTGAATTTAGACTAGCTCCTTTAGATAGTAAATTGTACGCTATAGTAACTCATGAAGAAGAAATAATTCCAGATGAACCAAAAGAATTTAGTATGTATGGAGAATTTAGACAAGGAGTTTAATTTGGAAATTTAAATAAAAGTTATTATATTCATAATATGAAAGAACACAGTTTATTAGTTGAAAAGTATAGACCTACTAATATAGATAATTATGTAGGGAATGAGAGTATTAAAAATACTATTAAAAGTTATATTAGTCAAAACGATATTCAAAATTTATTATTTTATGGTCCTGCAGGAACAGGAAAAACTACTTTAGCTAAATTAATTACTAAAAATATTGATTGTGATGTTTTATATATTAATGCATCAGATGAAAGAGGTATTGAAACTATTAGAGATAAAGTATCTGGGTTTGCAAGTACTATGTCTTTTAAACCTTTAAAAGTAGTTATTTTAGATGAAGCAGATTTTTTAACTATACAAGCACAAGCATCATTGAGAAATGTAATTGAAACTTTTTCCCGTTCAACTAGATTTATTTTAACTTGTAATTATTTAGAACGTATAATTGATCCTTTACAATCAAGATGTCAAACTTTAAAAATTATTCCACCTAATAGGTTAGATATTATTAATCATCTAATGAAAGTAACAAATAAGGAAAACATTAAACATAGTGTAAGTGACTTAGAAATTATTGTAAGTAACAATTACCCTGATGTTCGTAAAATGCTCAATACTATACAGATATCTACAGTAAATAACACAATTAAATTGGATGAAACTACATTAGTAGAAAGTAATTATATGGATAAAGTACTTAATGAATTACAAAATAAAAAACCTAATTGGAGAACAATTAGACAAATTATTGCTGATTCAAATGTAAATGATTTTGAAGGATTTTATCGTTATCTTTATGATAAAAGTAATGAATATGCTCCTGGAAAGGAAGGTATGATAGCATATTATATAAATGAGTATTCATATCAATCAAATTTTAGAATAGACAAAGAAGTAAATTGTATGGCTTTAATGTCTAAAATTATAGAAACAATTAAACCAAATATTATTTAAAATTATTAATTATGCAAAACGGAATGCAACAACCAAACATTGATCTAAAAAATACATCTGCAATTGAAACTGATAGTGGGGGTAAAATTTGGCAACAAGGAGCTTTACTAAGAAAAGTATCTAAATTTGTAACAGGAACAGATAGTGATGCTGTTATGCCAATACCAGTATTTTATGATCCTGAAACAGGTAAAATTTTAGAGGACTCACTTCCAAAAGAATTAAGAGAAGAATATAAGGATGTCCTTATTAAATCCTAAAAATATATTTGAATGGCTAGAACATTTAACTTATAAAAAATCTAGCTGTAATAATTTTGAGGAAAAATCCTGGGAAGGATTTAATGCTTATATGGTACATAGGTTTATATCTATGTATCAGGGGTATATTGATATTGCTAATATAGGACAAAGATTTCATCCAACAGATAAAAAAGGAATATATAATTTTTATTGTGAAATGTTACCTAAGAAAAAAATGTTTTTAAGATATATAAAATCAAAAACAAAATTATTTCCAAAAGAAATAAAAAAATATATTGCTAATTATTATGAATGTAGTTTGGGTGAAGCTAATGAATATATTATATTATTAAATAAGGATGATATCAAAAACATTTTTGATAAATTAGGAGTGGATATTAAAGAACAAAAACAATTATTAAAAAAAGTATAAAATGGCACAATATAAAGTAATAACAGCACTCAAAACTCAAGCGGAAGCAGATAAAGCTAAAGCATTAATGGCTCTAGAACTTTTAACTGAATCAGCAGTAGGAATAGGAGATCATACTGCAAATGATTTATTAAAAGATGCTACTGAAAGTTTAAAATTATTAGCATCAGCTGAAGAAAGATTAGAAATTATTGAAAAATATTATGGAAAAAATGAGTAATGAAAAATCAACTAAACACGTAGTTGAATTATTTGAAGCAGAATACCCAGAGTTATCTAAAGAATTTTTACAAATACAGGATGAAATGTATAAAATGTTTGCAGCTAAACATATGGACTATGGGTTAAATAATATAGCTTTAGGAGGAGATATTATTAATAATGAAAGTGATAAAAAATTTTCATTAACTGGGTTGTGTATTAGATTAACTGATAAAATTAGTAGATTAAAAAATTTATTAATAAACGGAAAAAATTTTGTTCAAGGTGAAGGTATGGAAGATACTTTTATTGATATAGCTAATTATAGTATTATTGGGTTACTAGTAGGAAGAAATAAATGGAAAAAATAATGTTTTGGCTAAAAAAATTCCTCCAATTGTAAAAATTATAAGAAATTATAAACCTGATCCTATTAATTTTGGGTATCAAAAAAATATTTCTTATTCACAACTTTCAATGTTTAGAAGTTGCCCACAAAAGTGGGCTCTTCAATATAAAGAAGGCCATAAAAGGCAATCTCCTAGTATTCATACTGTATTTGGAACAGCATTTCATGAAGTAGTTCAGTATTATTTAGATATAATGTATGAAAAAAGTGGTGCAGCAGCTGATAGAGAAAATTTAGAGGAATTATTAGAAAATAAATTAAGAGAAGAATATCTTATTCAATACAAAAAAAACAAAAATCAACATTTTAGTTCATCATTAGAAATTAGAGAGTTTTATGATGATGGAGTTCAAATATTAAGATATCTTAAAAAACATAGAGGTAAATATTTTAGTAAAAAAGGATGGTTTTTAGTTGGATGTGAAATACCAATATCAATTATACCTAATAGTGCGTATAAAAATGTTATATATAATGGTTTTTTAGATGTTGTGTTATATCATGAACCTACAGATACTTTTCAAATAATAGACATTAAAACAAGTACTAAAGGATGGAATTCATATGCTAAAAAAGATGAGGATAAACATTTCCAATTAATATTATATAAAAAATTCTTTGCAGAACAGTTTGGATTAGCAGAAAAAAGTATTGATATTGAATTCCTAATTGTCAGAAGAAAAGTATATGAAGGTGGAGAGTACCCACAAAAACGAATACAAACATTTTCTCCAGCTTCTGGAAAAAATAAAACTAATAAGGCAACTAAAATTTTAAACCAATTTATAAATGAAGCATTTGACTATACAGGATACAGAGAAACATTTCACGTTCCAAGACCGTCGAAGTGGAACTGTACATTTTGCCCTTTTAAAGAAGATGAAGAATTATGTAATGTCCCTGGTAAAAACTTATAATCCACATATACGTATAGACGAATATAAACCAATAATAAAAGCTATGGCTGATAAAAAAAACATGACACTTACAAGTGTAAAAGTAAAAAGTGATTTATTTGAAAATTTTAAAATTGAATGTGTAAGACGTAAATTCTCATTTCAGAAATTATCTGATAGAGCTATTCATTTATATCTTACAGATGAAGATTTTAGAAAAAAAATACATAATCATAATAATTTAGAAATTAATCAATAAATAAAAATGAAAGAAGGTTATATTAAAAAAGAAAATAGAAAAAAAATACTTCTACTAACAGATGATATTAGAACACATTCTGGTGTTGCTCATGTAGGAAGAGAATTAGTTAATAAAACTTTAGGAAGATATAATTGGGTACAAATAGCAGGAGCAATGAAACATCCAGAATTAGGGAAGGTTTTAGATATATCTGATGATATGAAAAAAGTAGATATTAATGTTAATGATCCTTCTGTTATATTATACCCAACAAATGGATATGGAGATATAAATACTTTAAGAGCAGTTATCAAAAGGGAAAAACCAGATGGGTTATTATTAATAACTGATCCTAGATATTTTACTTGGTTATTTCAATGTGAAAATGAAGTTAGAAAAAATATTCCAATTATGTATCTTAATATTTGGGATAATTACCCTGCACCAATGTATAATAAGGAATATTACGAATCTTGTGATTTATTAATGGGAATATCTAAACAAACAGTTAATATTAATAAATTAGTTTTAGGAGATAAAGGAAAAAATAAAATATTTAAATATATTCCTCATGGATTAGATAGTAGTACATTTGGAATATTAGGAAAGGATAATGATGAAGTAATAAGATTTAGAAAAAATTTAGGTATAAAAGAAGATTGTAATTTTCATTTAGTTTTTAATTCTAGAAATATTAGAAGAAAACAAATATCTAATATAATAATGGCTTTCAAATTATTTACAGAAAAATTATCTCCAGAAGAAGCTAAAAAATGTCAACTTACATTAAAAACAGAAAATATACATGAAGCTGGTACTGATTTAGGTGCTGTTATTGAATACCTTTGTGATCCTAATATTACTAGGGTAGGAATCTTAGACCATAGATTATCAGGTAATGAAATGAATTTACTTTATAATTCAGCAGATGGTGTAATACAACTATCAAATGCTGAAGGTTGGGGGTTATCTTTAACAGAAGCAATGTTAACAGGAACACCTTTTATTGCTACTGTTACAGGAGGTATGCAAGATCAAATGAGATTTGAAGATGAAAAAGGAAATTGGATTGAATTTAATGA